TGTTTAGCCTCAGTAATGATTTCGGGTTCTTGACCGCCGTAAGGAATATCTTGTGCCATTAGTTCATCCATCCTAAAGGTTGACCGTAGCCCTGTGGCTGCGTTCTAACTGGTTTGCGCTGCCGAGGTTCATTCACCATCAAACCAAGCATCCGAAACGCATCAGCCCCGTGGCTGTATTGGTCGTGAACAGGCGTTTTGCTAAATGCTTTGGTATCTGGGTCAACTTCGTAGCGGTAATGCCGTAAGCATTGTAGCCCATCGTAGCAATTTTCCCTATCAAACCAGCAGTTACGGAATAGTGTACGGGCTGCGTTAATACTGTCAACTATTGGCGTTTTAGGAATAATCTTGGTTTTATATCCAGCAGCCTTAACAATCTGCTCGATTGACCGACCATTGGCGGCTAGTGTTTTGTTTTCTGCGTCATGTGGCAACCAGAGGGTGTCATAGACATAACCAAAGGTTTGCATCTTTGCCAAGTAATCAGAAATAGTCTTTTGGCTATCTTCCACATATCTGATAAGCCGAGTTTCCATGCCAATAAACTGCACAAACCAAATAGCAGTAGCGTCAGACCAACCCAAATCAAAGACAGCATGAACAGGTTTATTTGGGTCATATCCTACTTTCGTTATCCGGCCTTCCAAGTCAGCCATTTGCATCTCACGGGCAAAGATAGCACCGTCCACAGTTTGGCGGCACAAACCTTCCCAAACCGTGTTATACGCCTCAATATCCCTTGCCTTGAGAGAATCCTTCTCCAGCTTCAGCGTTTCTGGAAACCAAGGGTTATCCGACCAGTTGATCTTGACGACCTTGCTATTGGCTGGCGGGTTCAGAACAAACCGCTGGTAAGTCTCATCCGATTCCAACTCAGGGTTAAAGCTAATCCAGATTTCCGACTTTTCCTTACGAATAGTAGGTATCAACGTGTTCCAGCTTAATCGGCTGACAGTCTGGGCTTCTTCCACCCAGCAAATGTCAACACCCTCATAAGACTTCACGTTAGCTACGTTGTTCTTAAGGCCAACAAAAGCGAATTCTGAGCCGTTTTTTCCTCTAATGCTACTTTGGGTTATCTCATAGAAACCAAGCAGTCCTAGCGCCTCTATCTGGTCACTAAGCAGCTTATGCACCGAATCCTTCATGGAGGTCATGAACTCACGGGCGCACAGGATACGCAGTTGGCTTTTAGCGCCGAGAATCAGCAATGCCCTGGCAATACCCCAAGACTTCGCACCGCCTCGACCACCGTAGGCAACCTTATAACGGCAAGGCTCAAACAGGAATGAGAGCTTGACAGGGAATTCAGCGTTCTGAATTGTCGGCGTCATCAGGCTTCACAAAAGTAACTTGAATACCGGCTAACAGCGGTGCGCCATCAGCACCAGTAATCTCAGTCTTAGTCTGCTCACGATACTTCTTAGGGAATCGTGCAGCCATAGAACGTGACCACAAAGAAGCGTTCAGTTTCGGGCCTTCTTTGGTTTCTACCATGTAAGCATGAGCTTGATCTTCCCACCAGGCTTGCTCTAATTCCTTCGCATATTCCATGGCGTGCAGAAATTCCTCGTGCTTATCTCTCCAATCGTATAAGACACGCAGGGAAAACCCTAATGTTGCTGCAATTTGCTCTACCGACTTGCCGAGCTTACCCAACTCAATGACTTGCTCACAGTAAGCAGGGTCATAAGTGCTGGGTCTACCAACAGGTCGTTTTGTTTCGGTCATATATAGGGGGGAACTTTGATTTGGGCTTCAACAAGGCATAGTGGAAAGCCAGAAAAACCTATGCGTCACCATCCTCAAATGCTGGCTTAACAGTTCCCGAATAGCTTACTCAGGTTTAGTTTCTTGTGGTTCTTCAGCTTTAGGGGCTGTCAGAGCCACGGCTTGAGCATTGGCTTCACCTAACAACTTTTGCAGGTGCTGCTGCAACGACACAATCCGAGCTTCGAGGGCTTGGATAATGTCACGCATTTCATGCTCGGTGTGTGAGAAATTAAACATTACTTCTTACCTTTCTTTTTTTCAGCTTCACGCTTTTCTGAGTAGGCGATAGCGACAGCTTGCTTAACAGGCTTGCCAGCTTTCACTTCAGTATTAATGTTCTCTTTGAACGCTTTATCACTCGTTGATTTCTTCAGCGGCATCTTCTTCTTCCAACCATTCAATTTCTTCATTAACAAAAGCCACGATCAAGTCAGCCAACTCAACCCACTCGCCATCTTCATGACCAACGGTGTCAATAGCCATTTGAGCAGCACGAAAACGAACATTGTCAATTTCAAAAAACATGGTAAATCCTTTAAGTTGATGGGAGTTCTTCAAAGCAAACGTCTTGCCACGACATGAGCAAGTACCGTTCACCATCTTCTTTATACTCCATGAACTTTAAGTATTCGTTACTATATTCTTTGGCTATGTGACCGAAATAGACTTTCGCACCAACTGTCACAGGCATTTCTTCAAATGACCCGTCATCAAGGTATCGACCTGGGCCTACCGCCACCACAGTTCCAATAGTATCCGCTTCAGCAGTTTTAATCCATAGCTCAGACTTAATGCGGGGTTCTGGCTTTACTAGGATTTTGTCACGCAGAGGTCTTAGCACTTGGCCTCCCACGCTTCTTAATTGGAGCCAATGCCTCAAATGGCACGTTCTCCATCGCAATAAAAGAGCCAACAGAAGCTGGCAAAGGGGCAACTGCGAAATTACCCTTAAACTCTCCACACCAATGTGATTGGTATTTCACAACGGCATTGGGGTAACGATGACATTCGCCAGCGTGACCCGTGTATTCCCAAAATTTGCAGTTTTCGCAAACTTCTCTAGAATCTATATCAGCCATAACAATCCTATCTTGTTAACGGTCAGATAGCCCCCTTGGTCGTCACACCTTGGGGGTTATCGCTATTTATTTATAGTCTTTGCGTTCGTGGGCGTAAGCAATGTGTTCACGGCTGCCACCCTTCATTTCACCGCACATACCATCTTGCTTGCCCATGTGCGACTTGTCACGCTCACCCATGATGTCAGCTTTGCCCATAGCAACACCGCCAACCAATTTGGCTTTGCGTTCGCCTGTCATATCAGAGGCAGTAGCGCCAGCGGGGGCTTTAGCGCCAGTAACGCTAGGCACACCTTTAAGGCTGTTTGGGCCTTTTTCACTACCCATCTTCTCGCCTGTGCGATCAGAAGCGGCAACGCCTTTCGGCATTTTTTCTTTACCGTAGTATCCCATTTTAAAATCCTTTAGGTTAATGGTCGTTCCATCTTATCAGAACGGCACGTCAGAATCAATACCCTTGTCAAACTCTTTTGGCTTAGGGTCGTTTAAGTAAGCCCAACCAGACCAGCCGCCTTCCAATACTGGGATGCTGTCAATTTTCAACATTGGGCCGTTCTTGGTTTCAATCATAGAGCCAATGCGCTGATAGCGTGATTTTTCTTGACCTTGGGCATTAGTGTATTTGCCGCTGACAATGGTGATTTCTTTAATGGTTTTGCTCATTTAACGCTTTCAAGTTTAGTAGTTTTGCGACCTTGAGGGCCGTTTCTTGCAGAAATTCGGTAACTTCCGACTCAAGCAATCTAATGTATTGATTGTCTCGAGGGATTCGTTTAATAAATAACTGTAAGTCTGGAGGGAGGCGTGGGTCGTAAGATACAAAGTCACACCAATCACGATTAGTGCAAGCCATCTGCCAGAAAATTTGATCTGCATATTTCTTTGGGACAGCTTGGTTAAGTAGTGTATCAATGTGAGTTGCTGTGTTGGGGCACTTTATTTCAATAAGTCCGTCAGCACCCACCAATCCATCAGGAGAAGCGCCACTATTGACAATGGCGGGGTGATCAATGAATCCAACTTCGTCAACCAATACGTCCATGTGCGCTTCATATGCAGCCCTTGCTAGTGGTTCTGTATCTGTTCCCCATTGCATGGCTGAGTTTGTGAATGACTCGGCTGGCTTTCCAGTAAGTCGTTCGCAAACCAATTGAGCCATGTAGTTCTCACGACTTGTCGAGTAACCCGATTTTGTTTTAGCAACCACATCGGCAACTCGGCTGGCTGTAACTTTTCCAACTCGTGCGGCAAACCAATCATCAGTCCGTTGTTCCACTTTTTATCTCCTCATCGTCACTTAAGACGGCAAAGTCAACATTCCAAGCATTTTTCAGTTCGCAATCAAAGAATTCCATGTCGTATTTGGCCTCGACATACTTAATAAGGATTTGCTTGACTTCTTCTGCGTTAAATGTGAGTTTCATAATGCTGCCTTTCGTGCGTTCTTAGCTGCGATAACTTTTTTCTGTGCTTCTGGGTCTGACTGTGTATCCTTAAAGGCTTCGGTGTAGATCGATTTAAGGCTGTCAGCATTAGGGGCTTGGCTAATCTCTGCCAACCAATCAGCCAGGCGACCAGCGTCATAAGCAGGGGCTTTGCGACTAGCAGCGTTACCGTCATCGTCCTCTGGGGCAATGCCGCAAGCCGCCATCAATGAGTAGCGCCGAGCATAGGTCAGAGCCGAACCGTAACCCTGTGGGTCTTGCTTGCTAGCAGGGACGTGGAGTTTCCCACATTCAAGCATTTCACCAGACTCATGCACGAACAATGTTTCAACAGTCACGCCTGTGCTGTCCTCATAGTTGCGCTGAATCAGGGCAATACCTGCGGAGTTAAGGGCATCAATCACCGCCTCAACGCAAGCTGACAGGTCAGCATAGCGACTGCGAAAGTGAGGGTTTGTGGATGTTTTAAGCGCAGGGCCAAATGCTCTCTGAGCTTTGACTAACGCTGTTGCAATGTTTTTCATACTACTCCTAAAAAGACCCCGAGAAATTCAGGGCATGGCGTAAGTATAGTCTATTTTTGTAGACCAATGCAACTATTTTCTAGGTGTTTACCCTATCAACAAACCGATTGTTGGCGTTTTCGCTACGCCAGACTTCAATTTTGAGCTGTGCAGCGGTCAGTTGCCACTTGAGGGTTTCTTCTTGCTCAACAGCGGTAGCCAGCCCTTTGAGTAGCTCCTGGTATTCCTCATCCGCATACGCTTCACGCTCTTGCGCTGCGGTAGTCTGAACACCCTTTAAGCTGGCTTGTTGCATCAACAATGCTTTCTTGCTCTTGCGGTATTCCTCAATGTAAACCCGATCAGACTTTGCTTTTGCAAACAATGGGGCAGTCTTTAGGATAAATTCAACTGCTCTGTGCGGTGCTTCGCTCATCCAATCACCTTCAATACTCGTAAAGCTGACTCAACGTCAGTAACCACACACAAAGTGCCGCCGTTCCACTTGCTATGCCAATCAAGTTGTAAAGGGGTCAAGGAACGCTCAGAAGGGGGTTTAGAGCCATCTTTTACTTCCATCAATACCGTGACCCCATTGAACCCAATTAAGAGGTCTGGAACGCCGTTTCCGACTGCTGCTAAGGATTGGACAGTTGCGCCTGCATAACGCAAGGCATCAACTATCCTGTTTTGGTTAGCGTCTATTCGTGCGGCTCGTCTCATGGCTTAGTCCTGATTCTGTTCATGCGCTGACGTAAATCATCAGCTTCTTTCTTGCCACGGGTTTTTTCAATCTTTTCGATCATGTGAGCCCACCAAGCATTAGCTTCGCCGTAGCCGTGATCTTTCGCTTTTTTGCGATAGCGGTCAATCCATTCACGGGCTTCTGATTCCCGCATGAATTCCATAACGCTTTTAAATTCCGACTGCATCGCCAAGCCTTGTTTGGTGTTTTGCGAATTCTCCATGATATTTTTTTCTGGCCTCTAAAATTATTTGCTCAGCTTCTTTCAGATTAAGAAATAAACCCAAATAAATTTTTTTGTTGTCAACTTTAATTTGTGCTCGCCATTTTTTTGCATACTTTTCCCAAAAAACACCTTTAACGCCTGATGTATTGTTTTTTTGAATACATTTGTTTTGCATATTTTCAGAATGTGATGCACTTCTTAAATTTTCAATTTTGTTGTTAAGAGTATTTCCATCAATATGGTCTATTTGTTTTGGAACAAATCCATTAAACATCAAATAAATTATTCGATGTATTCTTAATCTTTTACCTAAGAAAAAGACAACTTTGTAACCACCTGTGTTAACACATCCAGCTTCATCGCCAATTTTTACTTGGTTGTTAGAATTTAATTTTTTCCAATAAAGAATTCCATCTTTGTAAGAAAAAAATTCGTGAGCAATTTCGTATGTAATCATGTCGCACCTCATCATTGGTGGAAATCATCATTGAAAGAATGCAGCAGGACGGTGATGAATCGTCTTTTCCCCCGCTAAAGGTAGCCGCAAAAAAATTTTACCTTAATCCAACAGCATCGCCAAGAACAAATAAGGCCCAAGTTATTGTTGTCCAAGGCACAGAATCATCACCCATGCGTATCAAATCAAGGATTCGTGCCGCCTCAAGTTCTTCATGGTTGTAATGGTCACGCATGGCGCTTCTCCCGCTTAAATTCCTCAAGCATTTGCTTGGCTTTTGCCCTGGCCTCATCAGCCTTAATTTGCTCATGGATAGTCGGCTGGCGTGTGATGGCCATAATTGGCTTCATGGGAATAGATGGGCCAGCATTGCACAAGTTGCGGAACTTGATTGCGCTTGGAGGAAAATCCTCATCCATACGGCTAAGTGCGTAATCAAGGCTTGGCTGGTAAGTTAAAAAACTTCCAAGCGTTCTAGCCCATACGTCACGAACCATTTGCAAGTCCATGCCGTCCCAATGTCGATTAAAGGAAGCGCCATATACGCTGCCCATATACGCAAAAATGTAATCTAAACCTTCTTCGACTGTTCCAAAATTATCTTCCGAGTAATTTGACATTTGAAGTCCCTCCTACGATTCCACGAGTTAAACCATTCATAACCGTTTTATTGGTTTGAGCTGATTTGCTTATGCTTGCAATTGGTGCTTTTTGACGCCGAACCCAATTTCTCCAAGTTGCTTCCCAGTTAGTCTTTACGCCTTTTTGTCCTGGTTGTGCAATCCAATAATCTCGGAATTCTTCCCAGACATTAAATGCACTTAATTCTGGTCTTGTTTTCACACAAAACTCAGACCATTCTTTAGGCAATAAAAAGTCTTCTGGCAAGCGCGAACCGCGCTGCGACTTCTTTTCTGTCTTTGTCTCTGTCTCTATCTCTGTCTCTCTCTCTCCCTCTGTCTCTGGGATAGCATCTTGCACACACTCTGCTAGCACGTTGCTAGCATACAAGAAAAAACCCTTAACAATCAATGGTTTAATTCCATCCTCATACTCTTTCGGTGAAATATGTAGTCGAAAAACAAGTTCATCCAAAGAACCATCAAAAACCCCATCTTTTGACTCACTTGCTAGCAGCCATAACAAAGGTGCTAGCGCTTTGCTAGCAATAGGCAAGCGCATGAAATCACGATTATTTAATAAATCACGATGTAGTTTTATCCAAGGAGGGCATCTATCTTTATAGTGTTGAAATTGATTCCAATTCTTAGGTTTAATTAGCATTGATCTTCTCCGCTGCTAATTTTTCAATTTCATCGAAAGATAAAATTTCCAGAATATCAGATAGTGTTTCTAATCTATAAGATTCCCAATACCCAATTTTTGCAAGAGCTATCAAGAGATTAGCTTGGCTGGCTTTTAAATCTTGATGCTCAACTTCATGACACTCTTTACACAAAGTGACTAATGAATCAAGATGGTAATCCCACGGGTTTTCTATCAATGGATGATAGACAGGATGGTGAACGTGCAATGTTTTTTCTGTCAAATGACAGCTTTTACACATCCAATTGTCTCGCTCAAAAACACGCAAGCGCATTTGTTGCCAACGAGGGTCTAATAGCTTTTCAGCATAAGTTTTTTTAGCCATAAGGCATCTCCGCAAATCTCCCAGAAAAGAAACTGCGGCAGGAGGGGAGTTCTCTTTTCGATCTGCTCATGACTTCAGACCTAGCCGTGTTTCAAACTATTGTAATCTAGATTCTTGCCTTAGCTAAGCCTGGCTTCTCAGGGGAATTACCTAGATCAATGTGTGATTTGTTAAAGCTGGTGATCGCCTCTTCTTTGGTCATTCCAGCTTTTTGCTTGCCTTTGATAATTATTTTTCTTTGTTGTGCTAGTTTTTCTAAGTCTCTGCCGATAGAGCCACTAGGCTTCATTGTGAAAGCGTTTTGAACCATTCTGGCTTCATTTCTTTGAGTTGATAGATGCGGAGAGGGGGGATGTTCTTCCAAAGAAACACCGCCCCCCTAGTCACGCCCAACAGACGTGCTAAAGCCGCTTGGCTTCCCGCTAGTTTGATAGCTTCTTCTTTAGTCATGCGCCGATTGTATAGCAGAGGAAACTTTACAAATTAAGGGTAAATACTTAGTATTTGGTCTAGCAAACTCAACTACAATCAATCCCAAGCCGCAATCAAGCGGTCTTAAGGAGCAGCAATGCAAGACATATCAACACAGCAAATGGAGTTAGATCAACTATGCCAACTACTTTACTCAAAAGGGTTCGAGGACACTTTGATAGACCGTATATCGAGCGTCATATTGTCAGACACAACATTCGGTCTTGGGTCGCTTCTGTTCGACACCTTGGTAACAAATGGCTCCTCGCAACCCCAGTTCAACGAAAGGAACAGCAATGAACTCCCTTTTTGAAACATTCTTGGATTACGCATTGGCTGTTGTCATTGCAACTCTGTTGGCTTGGTTTTTAGCGGTAGCACTTGTATGACAGACGAACAAATCATTGAGATGGCTAAAGAGTCGGGAATTCCAATCGCCAATATCCCTAATCTAGCATTTGGTCGACTTGAATCAGGCGTTGAATTGCTCAAAACTTTTGCCAAACTGGTAGCACAGCATGAGCAGGGTGAGCCTGTGGGTGAAGTCGTTGTTGAAAGCATGGGGGTGCTTGGGTCTGATGCCATGCAAGTTCGCTTGCACTTCTACAAAGAAATTCCACCAGTCGGTTCAAAAATTTACACCGCACCACAACCAAAGCAACAGCCTGCGGAACTGGAAATCACGATTGATGACGATGATGCGCTGGCTTACCTGCGCGACATGGTTGTTCAGTCAGATGGTGACTTGACTCCAATCCGTCTGGTTGTTTGGGGTGGGCACTCTGGGTATGGCCTTTACATAGCTTCGGCGGATTATCCGGAAGAAGGTGCGATCAAGATTGCCGATGTTGCCGCCACCCCACCCGCAGCACATCAGCTATGGGTGGGTCTGACATATGAGGACATGATTGAAGTTTGGAATAAGTTATACAAAGAACGCACAGACGTAATGCCGTTGCCAACGACTTTTGCTAAAGCGATTGAAGCCAAACTAAAACAAAAGAACGGCTACGCCGAGGAGAAGAACACATGAGCGCTAAACTAATTCCAGCCGAAGAAGTGGCCGCCAGCATTATGAAAATCATGGATGAGGTCGCCAGTGAATATCCAGAAGAGGAGCGCGAAGAGTTGAAGGCGGTCATGCTTGGATCACTGGGCATGGCGCTGTTTAATGGGCCAGTTGAAAAGGGGAAGAACACATGAGATACGAACAATCCAAACCACTCGTTGAGGATCTGATGGATATTGCGGTGTTGTTTCACGCAAGCCCAAGCTTGCTGCGCCAAAAGATTGCCGAGGCTATCAACAAGCACATCCCTGATCTTGATCCCGCTTGCATGGAGCGCGGCTGCCCCTGCATCGACACGTTTTCCAAAGAGGAGAAGAACACATGAGCAACCCATACCCAGACTACAGCAAGGGTGTGTTTACAAAATCAGAGCATGGCGCAAAGTTAGCAGAACTTGGATGGCAAGAGATTGATTGTCCGATTTGCGGAGGTGGTGCGAGAGCGTTTCCAAAGCCACCACAGCGCACATGGGTTGGGCTGACGGATGAGGAGATCGGCAAACTGTACCGTGATGGGTGGTCTAACAACATGGAATTTGCCCGAGCTATTGAAGCCAAACTCAAGCAAAAGAACATATGAATAACTGGCCTTTTCCAACCAAATTACCACCCAGCAAACCTGGTGAACCTAAATTTAACCCCGACAACTTTGAACCAGCACCTTGGTAACTTAATGCGCCCACATCACCACAAAATCAGAGACTTAATGAAAACCCAGCAAGATGGGCTGTCAGCAGAATCAATTGCCAACCATCTAAAGGCTTTACCAGAAGTAATCCGCAAATCCCTTAAATCCATGCCTGACGCCTATATAGATCGATGGGAAGGCCCGTCAAATGGGCAATACACGGCTATCTGGTGCGTTGTCGATGTTCCCGAAAACTGCCCACACCCCAAAAAGGACAATCATGTTTTTCAAACTAGCTCGCAAGAATGACCCGCAGACTAGCAAAGATGCTGCTAAAAAAGTGGATTTTGAAGTTGGTCACTACGACCAAATCCTAGCTGTGCTGGTTCTTAGCGGCCCACAGGGAAAGGACGGGATAGCCGACAGATGTAAGCTAGACCCCAACCAAGTAGCCCGTAGGCTGAATGAAATGGCTAAATTAGGTTTGATTAGACCAACTGGTAAAACAGTTAAATCTAAATCAAACAGAAGCGAAAGAGAATGGGAACTTGTCTAAGCAATGAACAACAAACTTAACAAGCAGCAGCGCAAGTATCTAGGACGGGTCAAAGAACTGCCTTGCAGCGTATGCGATACAGTCGGGCCAAGTGAAGCCCACCACATCGTTCAAGGGCTGCAATATACCTGCGTTGCGCTATGCCCAGACTGCCACCGTGGGTCAACGATGGGCTGGCATGGTCAAAAAAGAGCTTGGGCAATCCGCAAAATGGAAGAACTGGATGCCCTTAACGTAACGATTCAGCGGTTAAACGCTTAGTATTTTCTCATGTGTGGCAGAGGCGCTTTGCTTTGGTCTGAGCCAGGGTGATGCGCTTTTTCCATTGGGAGGCTCATGTGTTTATTCAGCTTCTCAGCCAAACGCTCAACCTTTTGCTCCAAAGGGTGTTGATGGCTTTTCTCCACAACGTAGTGACCCTTGGGAGATTCTTTGCCTTTGCCTGTGATTGTGTATGCCATTATCGTACCTTTATGATCTGTCCACGAAATTCGATATGCTCATTATCCCACTTTCGAGCCAATTCGGGTTGCAATAGTTGACCCTTAAATAAAGTCAACACAGCAAACCCAGAACCCCAATTAAGTGGCGCATCCTCGGTGTAATTGTAAAACTGTGGCCCTTCAACTTCTGCCAGCGTTCCAGAATCCACACCGTAACGAACCCCGTTGTAGTCGCTGTAAGGTGTCCATTTAAGCTGGTGAAGGTGACCTGTCACCATAGACACACCAGAGCCTAACGTGTTGTTATAGGTAGCGTGTGCGCCACCCTTCCAGCGGTGCTTAACAACTAATGTCTCAGTAGGCCAGCACGACCAGCAAGGTTCCCAATCAGGGAAATGGTCACGCAATGAAAATCCCTTAACCTGTTCATACTGGGGCGCATTAGCCGCTAGGAAGGTCTCAAAGCGTGCATCGTGGTTGCCCAAAGGCCATACCAGCTTGACGTTATGACGGGCTGCTTTAGCGGCTTCCTCGACTTCACCCAACTGAGTCTTACAAGATTTAAGTTCTTCGACTAAGGATGGGCTGTGAGTAAATCCAATCCGAGGATGGCGGCTAATAGTAGCGGCATCAA